CCCTGAGGAAGTCCTTAGTGAGATCGAGAACTCTCTTCAGCGCGTTGAAGATCTGGTGATGAGTGAGATTGCCAAGGAGGCATACCGAGTAGCACTCCATGAAGCCCTGAAGCATCTCATCATCGCTGGTAACGCTTTGTTGTATATGCCTGAAGAAGGTGGTCTCCGTGTGTTCAACCTGAATCGCTTTGTCATTGAGCGTGATCCTATGGGTAATGTTCTGACGATTGCCACAAAGGAAACCATCTCACGCAAGGCTCTTGACCCAGAAGTCCACGAACTCCTAGAAACCCACGGTGCTTCCGAGAACGAGGCTATGGAGGGTGATGTCAATCTTTACACAAGCATCCGCCGGGATGACAATATGTGGGAGATTACTCAGGACATCAACGGTGTTGTTCTTCCTAAGTCCGGTGGTAAAATTCCTCTTGATCGTAGTCCTTATATTCCACTTAGGTTCTCTAGAATCGACGGAGAGTCTTACGGTCGTGGATACGTAGAAGAATACCTAGGAGATGTCCAATCACTTGAAGCCCTCACTCAGGCAATCGTTGAAGGTTCTGCTGCTGCTGCCAAAGTTCTGTTTCTTGTGTCTCCTAATGGAACTACAAGGGCGCGTACGTTGGCAGATAGCCCTAATGGGGCCATTGTCCAAGGTAATGCAGCGGACGTTACCACGTTACAAGTCAACAAGTTCAACGACTTCAAGGTCGCACAGATGACTATGGATGGCATCAGGGATCGCCTTGGTGCTGCCTTCTTGCTTACCTCCGGTGTTGTACGCAGTGCCGAACGGGTAACCGCAGAGGAGATCCGTATGTTGTCACAGGAACTTGAGAGTTCCCTTGGTGGTCTCTATTCGTTGCTTTCAAATGAACTCCAGCTTCCATTGATCGAGCGATTGATGTACGTCATGGGTAAGTCCAAGAAGCTCCCTAAGCTTCCTAAGAACCTTGTCAGCCCTGTGATCGTCACGGGTGTTGAAGCCCTTGGTCGTGGTAATGATCTCAACAAACTTGACCAGTTCCTTGCAGGTGCTGCTCAGGTCGTAGGTCCACAAGCTGTTGCTCAGTTTGTTAACGTCCAAGAGTACTTTAAGCGTCGTGCGACTGCCCTTGGGATTAAAACCCTTGGGCTTATCAAGACTGCCGAACAGCTTGCTCAAGAGAGCCAACAACAAATGGCATCACAAATGAGTGAGAAACTTGGACCAGCGGGAATTAAAGCCTTGAGTGATCAGTATAAACAAGCTAATAGTCCCGAACAGCAGCAACTCGATGCGGCTCAACAGGAACAATAACAACCAACATAAATGGCTGAACTACATACTACATCAATCAACGAGCCTACTGCCCGTGAACAAATGACCCTTGAGCAACAATCGGTCCTTATGGACGAAGCCAAGGCACAACAACCACAAGAGGAACCCAATGAGGAGACTCCTGTAACCGACGAGCGTCCCCAGTGGCTCCCTGAGAAGTTTGAATCCCCAGAGGAACTCGCTAAGGCGTATGCCAATCTTGAAAAGGAATACCACACAAAGAACCGCGAAGAGGAAAAGTCTCAGGTAAAGCTTGAGGCATCCGACGTGCAGTCCCGTGTTGGTGATGCTTTGAATTCCGCAAGTGCTGAGTATGCTGAACGTGGTGACCTCACTGAGGCATCACTAGCTGCCCTTGAGAAGAACGGTATCTCCCGTGAGCTTGTTAAGACCTACGTCGACGGCTACAAGGCTTCCCAAGAGGCCAACACGAACGCCATCATGAGTGAAGTAGGCGGCAAGGACAACTACGGTGCAATGACCGAGTGGGCTTCTGGTGCGCTTACTGACTCAGAGCTTGCAGCCTTTAACCGTGTTGTTGAATCCAACGATGCTGACACAGCCAAGATGGCCATCAAGGGTCTCTATGCTCGCTTCCTGAGCGATGGTGGTTCACCCGTGAAACTCATGCAAGGCCAAGTGGCTGGTGGCGGTGTTACTCCGTTTAACTCCAATGCCCAAATGGTGGAAGCCATGAAGGACTCTCGGTATGCTAAAGATCCAGCCTATCGCGCTCAAGTTGAGAAAAGGATCTCCATCTCACGTATCTAAAAACTTATGCAAATCGTATCCTATCTCCTAGACAACGCATCGGCAATCATTCAGGCTTTGACTGCTGTGGTTACCGCTTGTTCCCTTATCGCTGCACTTACTCCTACCCCAAAGGACGATGGTGTTGTTAAGTGGGGCTACAAGATCATTGATCTGTTGGCTCTCAATGTCGGTAAGGCTAAGGATAAATAAACCTCTTTCTCTTTGTTTGTGTTATGGTGTTTGCAAGTCTCCTAGTAAAGGTATTGTGTGTTTTCCCTAAGCTAGGGGACTTGCTTTTCCGTGTGTACCATGAGTATGAAGAAGAACTTCTACGTCGCGCTTACAATAAGCATTCTGAGTCTATTGATGACTGGATGCGTACCGACGATAAAACAAAGTAAGATCCCAGTGTTCCTAGAGCGTCTCAAGAACGAGAGCTTCACAAAGGAACAAAAGGTAATCGTAGGTGATCTACTTCACTACGTTAATGACCTAGAAACCAAAGAGTAATTTCTTTCAGGCTGCTCTTGGCCCCACGCTTGGCCCGTCGTGGATAGCTTCAGCCGAAACGGTAAGGATTCCAAACCCTATCCGAGTCAACGGGCCGTCACTTTTGTGGTGGTTAGTTCAACAAGAGAACCCTGAGTTGTCTCAGGAAATGTAGGTCTCGATTCCTACACCATCACACCCCTTTCCCATTTAGCTCACTAATGAGTTAAAGAGAAATCGTCCATAAAAAGGATGACAATCTAAAAAGCTATAAAGCAAGAACTAGGCCCAGTGCGCTGGACAACCGAGTCGTTCTTTCTTTAACAAGTAAACGATAGTCGAACGTAATATACGGACACGCTTGTTAAACTAAATAAACTAAAAACTAGAATAATTATATGGCTAATGGTGCTACTACCCCGTCCAACCTTGGACAAATTAACGGTGCAGGTGATCGTGACGCTCTGTTCCTCAAAGTGTTCTCTGGAGAAATCCTGACCACCTTTGAAGAACTCAACGTGATGAAGGATCTGCACATGGTGCGGACGATTCAAAGCGGCAAGTCTGCTCAGTTCCCTGTGACTGGTATCGCAACTGCTAAATATCACACTCCCGGTCAAAACATCGCTGATGCGGATGCTGGCTATCTGAGTGGTATTAAGCACGCAGAAAAGATCATCACCATCGATGACCTGTTGGTTGCTTCGACCTTCATTGCAAATGTTGACGAACTCAAGAACCACTACGATGTCCGTAGCATTTACGCTAAGGAACTCGGCAAGGCTCTTGCAAAGCGTTTCGACATTGCAACCATGAAGACCCTTGTGGCTGCTGCGTTGACCTCTACGCCTTCCATCACTGGTGGATACGCTGGAACCAACCTTACCTCGAAACTCAGTGCAACCCCACTGGCTTCCGAGATCGTTGATGCCCTCATGCTGGCTGCTCAAAGCTTGGACGAAAAGGATGTCCCAGAGGACGAGCGTTTCGCCATCCTTAAGCCTCGTGACTATTACACGCTGCTTGGTTCGGATGAGACCGTTATGAGCAGTGACTACAGCGGTTCTGGTAATGTTGCTACTGGCAAGATCCCAACCATCGCTGGTATCCGCCTCTTCAAGTCGAACCACTTGGCTACCGTTACGGTGGCTTCCGGTTCTGCTGATGCTGACGATGCAAATGCTAAGAACGATGTCTTCGGTGCTTCTGGTGTCGGCTACAACGCTACTGACATTTCGGCAATCGAGATGATTGTTGCTCACCCAAGTGCTATCGGCACGGTGAAGCTCCTTGATCTTGCTACCGAATCCGAGTATCAAATTGAGCGTCAAGGAACGCTGTTTGTTGCTAAGTACGCTATGGGCCACGGTGTCCTGCGTCCTGAAGCTGCTGTCACGATTGGTTAATCGCTAATCCCCACTTGGCCCCCTTTAGTTCGTAAGTTCTAAAGGGGGCTTTCCTTTTGTTTGGGATTTACACTGTAGATCAAGGCGCACTTGACCTATGCTGTAAGTTCTATACAACTATACTTAAAATCACATATAAATGGCTACACTTACATCAAAACTAGAGGCAGTTAATACGATGCTTGGTTATATCGGAGAGGCTCCTATTAACAGCATTGCAACTGCTACAGCCCTTCCGCTTTCGGCAGCGTTGGCGAAGAACATCCTTGATGAAGTAAGCCGTGAAATCCAATCGGATGGTTGGCAGTTTAACACCATCGAGAACTTCAAGCTCGCCCAAGGAATCCCCACAGGAACCTTTCAAGTCCCGGCAAATACCCTTCAAGTGGACGCAGTGGATCGCTCTTATGACATCGTTCAGCGTGGCTTGAACATCTGGGATCGCACTAAAAACACTGCGACGTTCACGGTGGACACACTCACGGTAAACATGACTTTCCTTTTGGACTGGGAGGATCTTCCAGAACAAGCAAGACGCTACATCACCATTAAGGCTGGACGGGTGTTTCAAGGGAGACTTGTGGGATCTAGGGAGCTTGAGAGCCTTATCATGCGTGATGAGATGATGGCCAAGGCTCGCCTAGAGGAGACCGATGGACGCAACTCTGATATTACTATCTTTGACAACTACGATGTTGCCAGCCGTGTTGGTATTAATCGCAGCGGAGATATCTCTTAAATCTTATGGCAAACATTACAACATCCGTATCCAACTTGGTCGGAGGAGTTTCTCAGCAGTCACCTAAAGTCCGCTTTGTGGGTCAGTGCGAGGAGCAGATAAACGCCTTGAGTTCCGTCAGTGACGGCCTAAAGAAACGCCAGTGTACCCGTGTGATCTCCGACATCTACGAGAGCGTGATCAACCCTACGGACTACATCCACTTCGTAAACAGATCAGAGAACGAGCGGTATGCTGTTGTCCTTAACGATACTGTTGCCAGAGCGTTTAACTTAGTCACAGGTGCTGAGGCATCCATCAACGGTGTTACGGGCGGCACAGAGCTTCCTGAGTATCTTAAGAATGCTGACGCACGTAAAAACCTGAAGTCCATGGCGTTGGCTGACACGACGTTCCTTCTTAATACCACGGTCAACACCGTGATGACTTCAGATGTTACTGCGGTTCAAGACGAATCTGCGGCTGTGGTATTCATTAAACAAGGGGATTACATAAAGAAATATGAGTTAATCTTTAACGGTTCTGAAGTTACTCGCGCAAAAGTTGCAATTAGTTGGACTCAAAATAGTAATGGAACGTGGAGAATTTCTTCCGCAACAATAATAGACTCTGGATCAGGATACTCTTCTAAGTACAACCCAACTCTTGATCTAATTCCGTTAGTGTCCTACTACGCTTACACATACGCGATCTTTAATCTTCAAGTTAATAACGCTACTGGTCAACTTACGTCGATAACAATTGTTAATGGCGGGGAATATATTTCACCAGAGTGGTCTCCTGTTGTGAGTTTTCCTCAATCGGACACTTCAGCAGCAGTTATAACTTATACTTCTGGGGTAAGTTCTAATGCCGCTAATGCGGATACATCTGTTATTGCTTCGGGCATTAACAATCTTTTAACATTATCATCAGCTATTGAACCTAATTACTCTCACGAAATAAACGGAGGCTCTATTATCCTTAAAAAACTTAACGGTGAAACTTTTTATTTAACAAGTCGAGACGGTCTAGCAAACTCAGCTATTGGTATCGTGTTTAAAACTGTTGATGATATTTCTGATCTACCTGTTCAAGCACCTGATAAATTTACTGTGTCAGTCCGTGGGTCTATTGATAGTAAAGAGGACGACTACTACGTTACTTTTAAGACTAACGATCTAAGTTCTTTTGGTATTGGTGGTTGGATTGAATCTGTTGGGTACGGTATTCAATATAAAATTGACTCAACAACAATGCCCCATGAGCTTATCAACACAGGACTCAATGCGTTCACGTTATCAGAAACCGCTTGGGCTGAACGTATTGTTGGTGACAACGATTCCAATCCGCTTCCGTCGTTCATAGGGAAACCCATAAACAACATCTTCTTTTTCAAGAACCGCCTTGGGTTGCTCACGGATGACACGGTGTTGTTCAGCGAAGCTGGGCAGTTCTTTAACTTCTTCAGGACCACCGTTCGCACGTTGTTGGACTCAGATCCTATCGACGTTTCAGCAGCCTCTACGACCATCTCTAGGCTCTCCTCTGCTGTTGCCTTCCAAGAGAACCTTATTCTGTTTGCTGACCGTGGACAGTTCGTTGTTAAGAGTGGCGACACCTTGACCTCTAAGAACATCTCGATCACCGCAGTAACCAACTACGACGTTGATACTTCTGCGGAACCTACTGAGCTTGGAGCCTATGTTTACTTCTCGTTCACTCGGGGTAAATACCTTG